GCCAGCGCCGCTTGAATGCAGCACTGGTCAGCGTCAGGAACCGCCCAGCCCTCATGCTGTCGCATATTGCACCCTTGTCTGCTCCCACGGTCGAGGTTTGCCGTGAAACGCGATTAAACGATCTTCGGCCTGCACCCCGTTCGGCAGCACATCAACCTTAAAGCTCACGATGCCGGGCGTGATGTCCTGCCAGTATTTGACCAGGCGGCCACTCAACGCCCACTCCAGATAAATCTGATCACCCCCTTCGCAGTAGCGATCTCCCGCCTTGAATGCGTCGTAGATAAACTCATGCGGCTTAGACCACCACATCAGGCTGGATTGCATCGACCGCGGATCGGCGGCGCCGCGGTAAACATCGCGCATGATCACAAAGTCGTGCGGTCGCGCAGCTTCAAGCAGCTCGGTGCAGTCGCCGACCAGAACGGTATCGAGATCCATGTACAACGCGCTCGGCAGCCGGAATAGCTCAACCTTCGACCACCAACCTGGCCAATCGTGCGCCAGCGGCAATATTTGGCAGTCCAGGTCTAAGTCGGTCAGGCAAATGAAATCTTCGTCTGGCAGGTAGCGGTCGCACATCTCCTGCAAAGCATAAACGTGCTTCGGCAGGAAGTCACCGCCCGACTTTAGGACGCAAGCGATCATTTTTTGTCTGGCTTTGCTGTTTTTGCTGACTCTTTGAAAGCAGCAGCAGTAGGCGCCCCAGGCGTGCCGGGCTTACGCATTTTCTCGCCTGACCCCGCCTTGATGCGTTCCTGCTTGGCAAGGATGTTTGCGTACAGACCGGGTTTGTTCATCATGCGCTGAATATCCCGACCGCGACGACTGTGGCGCCTGCGCCGGTGGTGATCTTCCACGGTCCGGTGACCGCCGCCATGTCTAGCTCAAGGCTGATCGGTCCCAGCACTGCGCTGGCTGCGGTGCTGATAACAATGGATGTTGAGCCGTCGATCAGCGTCACACCTGCGCTGGCAACGGTGATGACGTTGATAATTAGCCGGTGAACATAGTCGCCAGCTGCGCCTGTGCCGCCCAGCACCTGCGCGGTAACGCTGGCTGCAACTGTCTCGTACTGATACCGATAAGGATTGTTTACGCCGCTCATAATCTGCCACTCCTGTTAGTTTTCATCGTTGCCCACATATCGTTTAAAGTTACGGTGTTCTCCGGCCCGACCATCAACGGCTTCACCACATCTGGCGGTTTGACCGTCGGCTCGGCGCGCCATGCTATCGCTAACATTCTCATGGCGTCTGCCGGGTGGCTGCACCAGTCATGCCGCGGCTTCTGCCGGAATGCCTTTTTGTCCTCGTCATACTCGCGCTGGTATTGGCGCAACGCCTCAATGCCCTCGCTGCAATGTTCCACGTGAAACCATGTATTCGGCAGCATCTGCCTCACCGCCTGGATACCGTCCTGCACTGACAAATCGGGCACGATAACCAGGTTGTTGATGCCCAGGTAGTCAGCGAGCTGCTCAATGATTGATTTACTTGAGGCTAGCGTTTTGGCTTTGGCGTCGTGCGGCAGGTTGTGTTTGCCGTAGCGGTAGGGCTTGCCGGTGACCACAGCGGCCAGATCTGAAATTTCGGCGCCGGATACCGCAAAATAGTCAATTACGTGAATTTCGTTTCTGATGACCTGATACCACCAAACCGCGGTGTCGTCCCGCTTGCCGAGATCCCACGCCGTGTGTACCGGCACCTCTGGCTGGTAATCGACCTGGCAGATCCGTCCCTGCTCTGTAGCCTCGCGCATCTCAGTGCCGTAGAAGGCGCCGAGGATAGCTGCTTCAAAGCTGCACTCGTATTCCTGGTCGTATTGGTCTTTGCTCAGTTGAGCTTTTGCAGCCGCCAACTCGCCATCGGGTAGCAACTTTGACCTGCTGGCCGGTAACTGCAACAAAAACCAGTCATCCTGCAACCGCTCGGCGGTCTGTTTTATATCCCAAAACTGATTCTTGCCCTTCGGTGTGCCACCAAACACCGCCCAACCCTGCCGGTCCGATAACGCCGGCCGGATGACGTTGCCCCAAACGCTAGGTTTGAAGTCGCCATACTCGTCCATAAAGATCCCGTCAAAACCCAGCCCGCGCATCGAGTCGGCATTGTCGGCGCCAAACAACCGCACCTTCGAGCCGTTGATCATGTCCACGGTCAGCTCTGCTTCATTGGTGCTGGCGGCAGAGGTTGCGGAGAAATGCTTAAGATAATCCCACGCCACCGATTTAGCCTGGCTGCGGAACGGTGCAATGTAGGCATACTGCGGCATCTCGCTCTTACTAGTCACCGCCGCCCGAATCAGGTCGTTGATCGCCGCCACGGTCTTACCAGCCCGCCGGTGAGCCACCAGGCACGACCAACGCTTGGTGCGCTGGTGGAACGGCAAGAAAGCGGCACGAGGCTTGTAAGGAATAACGTGCAACATTACTCAAGCCACCTGAAGGTATGCTCTTGCGGCCCGCCATCTGGCCCGGTTTGCTCTGACCGCGCCAGCTTCGGGATATGATATTCAATAGCGCGCAGGTACAAGTCGAGCTTCTTGGCTGGATCGTCAATGCTCGACAGCCACGTAGTCATTTGCCCAACGTTCGCAGACGCAAATGCGGCAATCGCCTCGCGCACATCGACCGTCGTCTTGTTACCGACCCCGGCCTTGCGCCCGCCTGTTTTTATCCCTTTTGCCATCTATTTCCGTCTGAAGTGGACACTAACATTTGTAAGTGGTCGCTTACTTACGCACAAATGACGGTGGTCGTTTTGAGAGCGCCCGCATCGCTCTTGCCACCGCCACGCGGGATTGCGCTGCCAAGGAGACTCGCGCAAAAGTATCTTAGTCCACATTTTTTCTGCGCGCAAGCGCAAAAATTAGGATAAATCAACAATTCGTTGAATATACCGTCCCTTTGCATTTTTACGCCAACCGTGAACCTCAATCCGCACCCCAGCCTCGCGCACCCTGCTGATGGTTTCAGATGCAGCAACCTTTTGAACCCGGTTAGCAACGGCCTGGGCGGTAACTTGGACAGCCAGCACCTCGCCGCGCCTGACGGCCAGCAAGTCCGCCCATCCCCATAAATCCTTACGGGTTCGGGTAAACGAATTCCACTTTTCCACGACCTCTACCAGGTAACCAAGTTCTCGGAGAGCTGCCAGGCTGCGTTGAGTTGGTGTCATTTTTTACCTTTAAAATAAGAGTGTGCAGGAAAATACCCCACCACCCCACTATTGCACCCCACCCAATACCCCACTCTTAATACGACATTCGGCATAGGCATTCGGCACAGACATTTTGATTCGGCACAGACATTCGGCATAGGCATAGGCATTCGGCACAGACATTCGGCACGCCAGATGCTGCGCTGCGTTGGTGTCATGTGTTGTCCCTTTGTTTTAACAGCCATTGAGTCACTTTATTGCTGGTTTCAGAATTGCTGTGCCGGTCTGGATGGCACAAACGAATCAAAAGCGGCAGCAATTCTTTTAATTCGTTGCTGACATTGTGTTTGGGCGGCGGCGGCCTATAAGAATTTTGATACCTGCTTTCTTCTGCGCGTTTCTTTTGTTTTATCCAACATTTTAAACAAATTTTTTTCCATTCTTCATCTGCACAAAAAACGTTATGACATTGCCGACAGTTAATATAATTTTCCATGCTGTTATTGCGCCAATGCGCGCCATAGTGCGCCAATGCGCGCCATCTTAAACATTGGCGCACTACAGCGCGGGCGGTGCGCCAATGCGCCGCACCGCGGTGGGGGGGTATGGGGGGAGGAGCGCGGCGCACTTTTTGCCCTCTTTGGCGCATTTATGTTAGTAATTACTAACATATCAATTACCATCCTTTTCTTCGTTTTTGTCCGGCATTGGCGCACTTCCGGCAATAAATACCTCACGCAATTTGCGGTCTTTGGTGCGGAAAACGTCCCGATATATCAGGCCCTCGGCCTGCATTTCGGCCAGCAAATCCATCAAGTCAGATGATGATTTAACGCTTTTGGGAAACCCTGACCGCTTGCTCAACAGGTGCCAAACCGAGAAACCGCCTGTATTAGATGTGGTGACCATTTCGCCGCGATTATTGAAATCCTTAATCATGCCGACCAAAATGCCTTTTGCCAGATTTGCGGCTTTCTGGCGTTCGGCGGCAATAATTGCAGCATTAGCGGCAGCGCCAACATCGGTAAAGCTGCCATCCTC